CGAAATTTTATTTCATTTCTGCAATATTGCTACGTTGCTATCCGTGCGGATGAGTTTATACTACTCCCAATAGTCTCAAGTATTTCTACCAGACATCAACTCCTCTTCATATTGAAATTTGAGGTAAAGTCAAATCCTGCGTTCCAGGATTAAGAAGTTCTACTACGTTGTTTCGCCACGAGTACCCAGCGGTGGAGTTTAACCACGGAAATTAATCCCTCATAAATCTGCCCAATCTCAGGTCCTACGATTTATTTGTCCTACAACACACCCCCTATTCTAAGGTCTTACAGTGGTTCGGTAACTAACTAAACTATACTAATATTTACATTAAAATACAATTTACATACTATTCAGCCCGGTATGATCAACGGTTCAATACACCCATAAAGGTGGAAATGGTGACTATTCAGCCCGGTCACACCAACGGTTCTTTTCTTTTAAATTGTTCCTCTCTAGATGGCAACAATTCTAATGTCACCTTGCACTACGCCGGTTCCAGTAGAAAATGTTCCAGTAGAAACAATAGTAAAAGCGTCTGTTCCATTTGAAGAAACAGAAGCAGTAGAATGAAGTGAAACAGTTGTTAAAGTTCCAGAAGTATAAGCTAATCTACTTGTTTGATTAACTCCTCCTCCATTCTTTTGGATCTGCAAATCAGTAACTGTACTTAATCCGGTATAAATTGCTCTAATATCAGCATCTATTAAATAGTTTCCAACAGGAAGAACTATTGATCCATTTGTGTTAACAGCTCCAAGACCATTAACATTGACAACAGGCGCTGTTACAGTTTTTGCAACAGCCGTTGTTAAATTTTCAGCAACAGTGGCTGAAAAACTAGCAACACTATTGTTTTGAGGAGCGGCTAAAGCGGTTCCTCCAAGGATTGGAATAGATAATTTACATCTATATCTAACATGTAATTCTCCAATTGACACATTATTCAAAATTCCTTGTGTAGCGATATAAAAATTACCAACATCATAAGTTTTAATATCAGCAGCTCCAGGTAGGCCAGCGGGACGCACATAATGCGCATCAACCATGCTTCCTTTCATCATCTTTCTCGGAATACTCAATGATAAATTCTCTGAAGGCATACAATCAGCATGGGGTTCTTGATCTTCCATCTGTTGTTTTGTAGTTGGGGCTCCATCCGAAGCATCACTGTCAAAAGACATTATGACTTTTCCAACTTGTCCATTTGTTGCAAATTGAGAAACTTCTTTCTTGTAGTAGAATTCACAATATTCAAATTGATACTTTTCATAGTTTTTAGCTATTACTGATCCCCAAGGGAAAGTACCAGCTTGTCCAATATTAACAGGATAAGCAACTGGATTAAAATTAGGTTGGTTGGCTACTGTAACTTCACCAATATATTCATCTTCTTCTAAGATGTGTGTTCTAGAAAGACCTCCTCTCTTTCCTCGTGATCCACTTTGACCTGTGTAATCACGCCCAGAACCTAATCCTCTTCTATTTCTATTTCGGTTACGTGGTTTATTTCGTTTCCGGCGGTTAGAGGGAACCGCATTGACAACAAGAGCTTGTTGTCTTTGAGGTCTTCGTGGACCTCGAGGTTTACGTGTAGCTTTCGCGCCTCCCCCACGTTTAGGTTGGCTTTTCTTAACAAGTAGCATTTGTGCCATACTTGTTTTATTCAGCGGTTTTGATCTTTCTTGTACTTCTGAATAATGCACCCGGGCTGTGCAAAATACGTCCGGTCCGAGGTGACAGCAACACTTCTTGTTACCTTTATTATCGTAGAAAACACTTTGAGTGTACATTACGGTTCTACCAAGGAATAATTTGGATAATCTTGCATCTGATAGGATGCCACATTTAGCTTGTATCCAATCAACGTCTTCACTACAGACATTGTCGAATTTATAGAGTAACCATTCAATTAGTTCTCTAGCAAATTTCCTGAATTGGGTATCTGTCCAACCAACTGTCAGGAGCGCAGCAGTACGTGTCAAGGTAACTGCAGGAGTATGATGTAGTGTTGGAGCATATAACAATGAAGTCATAAGCTTAGTACGATCATAAACTGGAACGGCTTGATCCATATAGAAAATAGTATGAGCTGACAAGAAATCAAGCTCACATGCTGGTCTCGGTTCGAGAGAATCTGTTGTGGTGGTCACTCCAATTTGGTTCCACTCATTAATCACACTCCTTCCATTGTAGAATTCATGTGCCCAATCAGATACGGTCCAGGTATTATCATCTCCAACTAAAATTTTGGAGGTATTGTTTTCAAATTCACTGTAATTCGGTTTATCTGATAAACGAATCCATGCATACGCTAATAAGGTATACAATATTAAAGTGTTATCATTAATGGTATTAACTGATCCTGATGGATTTCCTGTTAATTTAAAAACCAAAACTCC